GCGCAACGACGTCCGCCAAGGTTGGGTCAACGTCTTCGCCACGCATAATCTTGCGTGTCCACGACTGACCACGTTTGCGGAATTCTCCGATGAGGTCGTTGTAGATACGGCGTTCATCGTCGGTCATATCATCGACGGCTTTGACCTCGGCGACGACGTGCTGGACATCGTGCACCGTCATGCCGTCCTCGATTCTGGCCATAACGGCATGGACTTCATCAGCGGTCAAGACGTCGCTCTCGAAAGTGCACTTCAGTGACTTCCCCGCTTTGATGCGACGCTCAAGTTTTTTTGTCAGCAGTCCCCAGTGTTCTTGGCGCATCGCCTTGGTATCTGGCAACAGCGCTGGCTCGGCGATGATGTCGGCGGCGGGTTGCGTCGCTTCCTGTGGTAACTCGGCCAATGGCGATTCGGTGGTCGGTGTCAAGAACATCTCGTCCACGTTGTCGTAGCCGAGGATGCGCATGGCGTCTGGCAGTGCGACACCGGCTTGCGTCAGTTTCAGGAGTGAGTCGGCACGGTCGGCTTCGTCGGCTTGCATGACGTCCAACTTCTCAGGGTCGAAGCGGATTTCGTAGCCAATCGGTCCGAGGAGCTGATTGTTCAGCACCTGCTCATAGAGTCCGAGGCGAGGCACGACGGTTTCACGCCAGAAACTTTGGCGGTCAGAGTCCGCCGTGGCGTAGTTGGCGGCGCTGGCTTCGAGCATGGTGCGAGGTACGCCCATGGTCATTGCGATGCTGGTGATGACCCGCTCTTGCAACTCTGGCAACATCATCGTGTTGATGTCGGGTGTGATTTTTTGGACTTTGATTTCTTGGGTACGCACAAACAAACTGCGAAAGGCGTTGGCCACTCCGTTGACTCGTTGTGAGAAATCGCCACGGAATCGCGCGAACTCGGCGTCGTCCATCGCTTCGGGTAAGTTCATCACCATCACGGGCTGTGCACCGCCCTCGAAGAACGCCGAGGTGAATCGTTCGAGGTAGTGACCCAGCTGTGCACTTTGTAGTGCGACGGCAGCAGGGGCGAGACCTGGGCGAATGTCGTCACGGTACGACGGCTCTCTGAAGTAGACAATCTCGTTGATAGTCCACGGTCCATACACTTTGCCCATCTGCGACTGGGTGAAGAGCGCACCGCTGTAGGGGTCTTCGAGCGTGGCCGCAGTTGGCTCGAAGCCGACGACCATGGTGGTCGGGTTCAACACGACGAAGCCCGTCATCGTGCGACCTCGGGTCACCTTGTACCAGTAGGCGCCACCTGTGAGCAGCATTGACCGCTCCGTGGCACGGATAAGCTCACTTACCGATTGACGCCATGGCCAATCCACGGTCTCACCTCGGCGGGTCAGTGTGTACGGCACCGTGCTGATCGCATCGCATCGCAAGTTCACCGCACGGTACAGCATCGGCACCACTTCGTAGGCATCGCTGGCAGTGGCGATGCGCCCACTACGGTTCAGGCTTTGCAGCCATCCAGGAATATTCAGGCTCACTGTGTCCACCCCCAGTCAAACTTCGGTTTACTCATCATCATCATCGCTCCTGACACGGCATCGACGTAGTCGTCATGGCCACCACTCGGGAACGCCACGACCTCATCGAGAAATGCTTTGACCCATTCACCACGCACGATGCGCACGGTGCCCGCCTCGGCTCTGGCCGCCCATGGCATGGCACGACTCACCTTGTCTTTGTCTACCTTGATTCCTTTGAACGTCACTCCAGATAATAGTGGGTCACGACGAAGGTCTTGGACCGCCGCCAGTCCATGCAGTGCTTCCTCGATGCCGTGCGTCGTGTCCGCCTCGGTGCGCATCGTCTGGACAATGATTTTCTTGACATCGGGCCACTCCGCTTTCACGTGGATGCCGTCGGCGATGTACACGATGCCGTCATGCAGTGCCACCCGCACCGAGGCGGTGTAGTCGGCACTTTGCTTCGTCGATGCGGCCAAGTCCCAATACCTCGACCACTTCAGCCCAAGCGGTGCGCTGTCCACCACGCTGAACCACTGGCGCTTGAAGAGCGCGCCGGATGGGTCGATGAATTCGCCATCGACCTCCTGGCGGTACATCTCGGATGTCATCGATTGCTTGAGCGTGTCGATGAAGTGCGCTGGGAGGAATTCGTTGTCGGTAGACTTCGACGTGATGACATCGTACTCAGTGCCGCCCATGGTGAAGAGGTCATACACCCAGTCTTTGCCACGTGGCGTCGTGGTGACCCACGCTTTGCCCGGTGACTCGCGGAGCGTGGCAATGGACAGTGGCCACACATCGTCGCTCATCATCGCCGCCTCATCGAGCCACAGCCAGCCGACGTTGGCACCACGCAATCGGTCGGCGTTGTCAGCACTGCGGAAGATAATGCGACGGTCGCCGAGGAGGCGAAGCTCAAGCTCTGATTTGTTCCATGACGTGGCGATGCCGGCTTGGGCGACGAGTTTCAAGATGGTCTCCATCGCACCAAGGCGAAGCATCGGATACGTTGGGGCCACGATCATGCCCGTGCTGCCTTCGGGTTGACGCAGTGCCTCAATGGCACCTGCCCTTGTCTTGCCACTGCCACGACCACCGACGAACAGACGAAACCGTGCAGCGCTACTCCAGAATTGTCTTTGGGGTAACGTCTGTGAGCGGTGCTGGATTCTCAGGGAGTCCGAGGTCGATTTCGTAGGTGGTAGGCTGACTGGTCGAATTGACATTGTACGATTCCCTGTATGACGGGTCTTCGCGTTTAAGTAAGAACATGACCATGGTCGGGTTGTCGGTCGCCATTTTGTAGGCGAGGCTCTCAAGGTAGTCACGCCGTCGCGCGGTGCCAATGGCCGATGCCGCACGAAGTCGGTCGGCAAAGGTTGGGTCCTTGGCAATCTGTCGGTACACCATGGCGTTGCTTACACCGATTGCTTGGCAGGCATGATGCACGATGCCCAGTGTCTCCACGGCATCGAGCAGTTCTTTGACTTTGATGTCAGTCAACGCCGCCACCGCTTCGTTCCTGACGATGATGTTGCGCTGACCTGCGTTGGGCTTAGCGGTCGATTTCGTCGTTTTGGTCACCGATTGCCTCCGAGGTAATCAAGCGAAGCAACACATTGACGACGGCGAGTGCAGTCGCCAGCTGTGCGCCGTACGCTTGCATTTGTGGCCATGACGTCATCGAGGTGATGAGCACGACGGCGACGGTCAAGGCGTTGATCCAGATAGTTTTCGATTCGTACCACGGTTTCATACTATCCTCCGATGTAGCGTAGTGCCAGCGGCACGATGAAGGCAATCGCCGTGATGACGTAGGCGTAGCCAGTGAGCTTGCGTTCCAACTCGGTTACCCGTGCATCGAGTTCCATGAAGCGCTTGTCGCCAGACTCTAGACGACGCAGCACTTGGTCGACCTTCTCCTCGACCCGTGCGAGTTTAACCTCGAGTGACTCCATCATGATTTCCCTTGTGCTTCTGCGAATAATCTGCGGACGACGTTCATATCAATCAATCGCCCTGGACACGTCTTTGGACTGGGCACTTCACGGTGGCCAATCAGTGTCAGGCGACTGACACCAATGCTTCGCCAGTTCATCAGTGCCAGCGTCGCACCACGCACCATGTCCGCCATCGCTGGCGACCACGACTGCACATCGTAGTTGCCGACGACCTCGATACCCCACGCCCAGTTGTTCGCTGTGCCGGCGTGGATGCCACGTTCGTTCAACGGGGTCATCTGCCAGATGCCGTCATCGTCGGGGTTCTGTGCACCGACGGCGATGAAGAGGTGTGGACCCCTATCCCAGCCGAGGCGCTGGTAGTAGCGTTGCATCGAGCGCATCGTCATCGCACCACGCCACTGTCCCATCGTCGGCGCCCATGTGTGATGAAGCACCACACCATGCGCCCATGGAGCGATGGCAGGATTATGCGCTACGAGGTGCGCGGTGAATTCGGCGACGGATTTCCATTGGCGAACGTCAGCGACAAACATAGTGCCTCCATAGTTTTATTGTGGCCATGCTGTCAAGGGCTTTTTGTACACCCCTCACAGCCCCATCGGATTTTGATTCGCATGGTGCAGGATGCGACGCCGTGCAATCTCGACGTACTCTGGCGTGATGTCGATGCCGATAAAGTCCATTCCTTCGAGCATGGCGGCGCACCCAGTGGAGCCACTGCCCATGAACGTATCAAGCACCGTGCCACCCTTTGGCGTGACGAGGCGCACAAGATAGCGCATGAGTTCGATGGGCTTGACGGTGGGGTGGTGGTTGGCACGGTCGCCGTCACTGTCCAGCCCCGCTTCCCGCTCAGCCTTTGACGCTTTGGCCACGTAGAAAAAGCGTGATGCGCCGCCGCTCTGCTCATCCAACGCTCTAGCGGCGTCTTCGTCGAAGATGACGTTGGCGGGCCAGCGGCCGGAGGAGTGTTGTTCTCGATAGTGTTGTTGACCCAACCCCGCCCACATTCCGCGGTCGCCTATTCCGTTGTCATTGCGATGCCATGGGGCACCGTTAATCCTGCACCCATCAATGTTGAGCGCACCGCATCCCCACGTCATCACATTGTCGGCAACGGTGCCAACCAGTGGCTTGCGGGCAAGGACGGCTGGCTCACAGGCTGGCTTCAACGCTGTGCCATAACCTTCCCATGGTTTTGATGTTTCGCTTTTGCCTTCGTATTTTGGCAGTAGTTCACCACTTGCTCGTGGCAAACCCGTTGTGGCATGGAATTTACTGCCGCTTGCTATTGCGTGACCACGATTTTCATGCCCCATAGACTTGTCTATGGCATTTGCTACATTGTGCGACTTGGGGAAACCCGACCCATATATCCATTGGATGCAATCCCGTACCTCAAATCCTGCATCTTCGATAGCGCAGGTCATACGGTGATATGTCCGAGTGCCGCCAAACGCAATCAGATGCCCACCTGGCTTCAACACCCGCAGACACTCCGTCCATAGCGTCACATCATAGGCAATGCCCGTCGAATCCCAATGCTTTCCCATGAATCCAAGTTCATACGGCGGGTCGCATACGATGCTGTCAACGCTGGCATCGGCCATGGTGCGGAGTACCTCGCGATTGTCACCGCAGTGCAATGTGTAGTTCATGGTCGCACCTTGCGAATCAGTGCCACCAGATCATCGACATAGGCTTTGATGTCCACGTCGGGGAATGGCGTTGGCCATGCAAGGAATGCGAGGCGGTACAAGTAATTGACGTCCTTGATTTTCTGCCACACAAGGTCTGCGACTTGCGCTGGGGTAAGCAACGCATTGACCTGAGTTTGCATTGTGGCCATCTGTCCCTGCAGCGCTTTGATTGCGGACGTCGTGCCAGCGGCGTCAATCTCGGCGTTGACCGCCTTGGCGTAAGCTTTGTCCGCCATTGATTGCGCTGTGGCGATGCTCTGTTTCATCATCGCCAGCTGTGACGCATCGATGCTCACGACGGTAGCGTCTGGGCACTCGCTGTCGTGCACGTAGCCGTCGATGGGAATCACCCATTGTTGCCAGTTCTTGTCGGTGGCCAACAGGACAAGGCGACGATTCACCACGGCAAGGTCGCCGTTGCCGTCTTGGAGGAAGTAGACCAACTGCGGCTTCTCGCTGGGTGCGGTGCGGTAGACCCTGACGCCCCATGGCCCATTGGCGATGAGGCGACCCGTGATGGTCTGGAAGATGGCGCCGGTCTTATCGACGATGTACTCCCAGCTGGCACTTGGATAGTTTGGGTAGACGGCGGGTGGACGTTGGTTGCTCATGGCGTTACTCCTCGACGATTGGCAGCGTAACTCCACGCTGCATCATATATTTGCCTGATTTGTCTCGATATGTGGCACGTGGTCGCTTGCCTTGAAAGAACATGACCTGTGCGATGCCCTCACCGCCGTACACCTTGATGGGCAGTGGGGCGGTGTTGCTCAGCTCGATGGTGACGTGGCCTTCCCACCCAGGTTCGAGCGGTGTCACGTTGACGATGAGACCGCAGCGGGCATACGTCGATTTGCCGACGACGATGCACATGATATCCTCGGGAATCACGAAGTACTCGACACTGCGACACAGCGCAAACTCCCCAGGAGGAATCGTGACGGTCGGCGATACCTTGACGTCCAGCTTGGTGTGCAGGTCGCGCCGCTTTGGGTCGATGGTCGACACTTTGTCACCACGCCACAGTTGCCATTCGTTGGCCACACGCATGTCATAGCCGAAGCTACTCACACCGTAGCTGATCGATCCTTTGCGCACCTGCTCCATAGCGGCACCGTCGATCATGCCTGTGGCGATGCGCTGGCGAATTTGGTCATCGTTCAGAATCATTGTTCCCTCCATACTGCTTGGTCGTTGACGATGTCCAGCCACTGCGACCAACAGCGCTGCGAGCTTCGCCAGTGACGCCATCCATTCCCATTATCCCAAAGTCGCACAAAGACGGCGTGCTGTGTGGCCACATGGTCACGCTCTGCATGGTCTTTGCCAGTGAGCCACACATAGGTGGCGTCGTTGAACTGCCACATGCCACCGTCGCCTGTCACCTCGTTGCGTGCGGTCCAGTCGTAGGTGCCGAAGTTGTAGCCGTCGCCACTTTCGCACGATGCGATGGCCATGGCTTCACGGCTGATGTGTAGGCGGTCAACGTGGCACACGCCGCCGTGGCAGATGAGTGCGATGAAAAGTTCGATGATGAGGGTCATAGTTGCTCCTTTGCTTGCGTATAGATTTCTTCGACGCGTTCCTTTGCCCACTCGGTGAGTGCCTGCATGTCCTCATCAGACAGTGCGATGTGATGCACTACGAAATACACAAAGTCGGACTTGATACCATCGGGGATGACCTTAGCATATCCTCGTGCCCGCTTTGGCATGACGGTGGGGTCTTCAACAAGTTCGATGAATCCATGTGGAACGGTGATGCAGGTCATAGTTGCTCCTTTGGGCGTAACGAAATGTATGCTACAATTTCAGTGCCCAGCAATTCGGCAAAAGGTACCATGCCGCACTTGTGGCCAGCGCATTATTGTAAATAGTGTTCGCTGGCTACGCTGGGCATCCATTTGGTTGCAATTCGTCTGGTATCGTTGTTCACTGTATCGCTCCTATGATTTTCAATGCGTCATCGACGCTTCGCACAATGCGAACATCGCCGCGCCAGTCGGCGTGCCATGCGACCTGCGCTGGCGTCGATGTGCCCTTCGGTGCCTTGACCTCGATGACAAAGTTCTGGCCACGGTACCCGACGAGCAGGTCGGGGCACCCTTTGCCCACGGCGGCGAGGTCTTGGACACTGGCACCGACGCCACGCAGGGCGGCGACGATTTCCACGTGGTTGCGGTCAATCTTGGCAGCGCGTCTCATGGTAAATCCTCCTTCGCCATCAACTCAAGGTAGTGCACTTCGGTGCCCAGTATCTGCCTCGCCAGTGCATCGAAGCCGTAGCGCCGCAGCACGGCAACGATGTCCTTGCGACGAAACACACCACGCTGATCTGTCCTCGGCGCTTGCCGTATATAATACGCATTCACACCGGCGACCTGCAGCGCTTTGACCGTGATGTATGTGCCGTGCCATGCGTCGTGAATGGCCAGAAGCCACGACGCCTTTATCATGTGGCGTGGAATGTTGCGAATAAAGCGCTGATACATCACTTCGTACAACGACGACTTCAGGTAGTGCGTCGTGTTGCCACGGTGCAGCACTGGCGCAAGGCGTGCGTATCTGTCACTCCATGGCCGTCGTTCCTGCATGATTTCCGGTGCGGCGGCAATGACCTCATCGACGTGCATCCACTGGCGATGCGTCTCCATGACGATGGCGGCGAGGTCGGGCGGCATGGCATCGGTGATTCTCCATGCCAATGCGTTGGGGGTCTTGGCCATATCGTAGATGGATTCCCATTCCACACTATGCCGAGTGCCGAATCCGCTTCGCCGCTTACCCACGATGTCCGATCGAAGCCATCCCCGTTGCAGATAATCGGAGATGGCACTCGATGACATCCCCAGCATGGCGCCGACTTCACGCTGGGTCAATGCGCTGCCCTGTAGCTTTGTGTACGTCGGGTTCATGCGCTGAATCAATGTGCGCACGACGCTGGGTCGTTTCTTCATCGTTCGCGCAATCTGCGGAATCGTGTAGTGATGTGACAGCGATATGGCCTCGCTGATTTCCTCGGGTTTCCATCGATGCGTTCTCATCGGTTCTTCTCCGCTCTGATCTCGACGCTCACTGGCGCCCATGCCAGCTGCAACGCCAGCTTCTCCGCATCGACCTTGGTCTGCCGTGCGTTCCACCACGCCAGCACCACGTGCGCAAAGGCGTCATCTTTGGCCACGGTCAATTCGATGCGTTTGATGAACTCCGCAATCCGCTTCGTCTTCACGTAGTGAATACCTGGCAGTTCGAGGTCAGCCGCTGCGGTGAGCATCGTCATGAAGCGCGCTTCGTGCGGTGCGATGAGCGACGGCGTCACCGCGTCGTTCAGGACATCGGCAGTGTCTTCGAGCTGGCGAAGCGCGGCGCTGGCATCGACGCGGTGCACCACGCATAGCTGCGGGTACGGATTGGCCAGGTCGATGCGGTCACGACAGACGAAACATTGAAACGCATCGGGCGGGTGTCGTAGGGTCATTGGTGTGCTCCTCATTTTTCATCGGTGCGCTTTCGGCGCTGTGTCGGTATCATCATACGCATCATCGGGTGCGCATCTCGGTCATAGTGCGTATCTACCCCCCTTTTTTCCAGAAATGTCTATCACGAGGAAGATATAGAGAAAGTTTTGAGTTTTAGTGCCTAAATGCGCACTGCGCACGAGATGCGCACTCTACACTGTCTCACGATCACTGCGTAGGCCGATGCCGATGTACTGCATCCGTCCTTGTCCGCCCAACGTGATGCCCTTGCGAAGCAGGTTCTCCGTGAATCGACGCTTTGGCCACTTCTCCGCAGCAACCTCGTTCTCCTGCTCAAGCCACGCCGTCCAGTCATCCAGGAGCCTCGTCTTGACGACGGTCATCCCATGGCCAGTGACACAGCGGTCGGCGATGTACCTGGCGACGATGTCCTCCTCGCCGCGGTACTCCATGACGGCTTTGTCGATGGCATCCACTTTGGGCAGTCCCCAGTCGTACCAATGGATGGCGCCTTGAATGACCCATGCGAGGATACCGCTTTGCTCCTCGACGAAGTCGGCCATAATGTCGCTCATTGGTCGGCGTCGCTCTGGCGGTATCGACACGGTGAACGGGATGACGCGAAGCCGTCGCCAGATGCCGTCGTCGGTGCCTGTGATGCGTGGCCGATAGTTCCCGCTGATCCACAGCGTGTGACTGGGCATGAACTGGAATGGCGCACCGTACAGATGACGCGCGGTCAGCATACCGCCGCCGGTGACGTCTTTGACCAAGCTCTCATTGAAGCGTCGTCCCTCTGGCATCTCCGACGCCATGGCACAGCGCATCCCCTGAAGCCCTGCGACGTATGGCGTTGCCCCGCCCGTGTAATCTGTGGCCAATAGCGCTTCGACGCTGGTGGTCACGTAGTAGTCGCCCATGACCAAGCGCATCGCCTCGAGGAACGTGGATTTTCCATTGGCGCCAACACCGTAGAGAAAGAACAGACAATGCTCATCGGTGTTGCCCGTCATCGTGTAGCCCATGGCCGCCTTAAGGTACCGCACCAGCTCGTCACTGTCAGCCATGACCGTGCGTAAAAATGCGTTCCACTTGGGCGTCGGTGTGGCGCCATGGTAATCAATGTGCACCATCTTGGTCAGCATCAGCGACGAATCATGGGGCGACAGCGTGCCGTCCTTAAGATTCACGACGCCATTGGCTACGGTCAGCAGATGCGGATGCGTATCGAACTGCGATGCTGGCACGGTGAGGTAGGGACGTGCGGTCTTCATCATGGCATCGATGCGCACCGCCGATTCACTGGCCAATGCCCACTTAATCAACTCTTTGCGTCGCTTGTCGTCATCTTGTTTGCTGATGTCATCGTAGATGCTCAGCGCCACTTTGTGCGCCAACTTCACAACCGCGGCGTCGTCACCATGTGCCCATCGTTTGCCATCCCAGACGACCCACGCTTTCCACTCGGCGACGTAGTGCAGACGACCGCGTGTCGCATGGACAAAGCGAAGCCCGTTGCCGATGTCGGTTAAGTGGTATTCGGTCGGCTCGTCGGCTGGCACTGCGGCATCGACGACGACAGGCGACGGTGGCACGCTGATGGGCGTCGGTGTCTCCGCAGGTGAGGGCACTGGCATCTCCAGCGGATTGGCCAAGCCGTCCCGCAGTCCATCCTCGATAACCCGATATTCTTTGCGCTCTGCATCTTTGCTTGGTGGTTGGGCTTCGATGAGCATGTCGATGACGCTGTCATCGCTCATGGGGTCAAAGCCGTGATTGCGTACCATGGCCAATGCGCCGCCCATGAGCCGCCCTGCTTTCCAGCGTGCGTAGTGACGTTCGCCGTCGATGGCATTTTTGACCATGTCGTAGGCGGTCTGGCGTCGTCGCTCCCATACGGCTTTGACCCAGGCATCGGGAATCGTAGTGAGTGGCGACGGATCATGCCGACGGGTGGATGCTGGCGTTCGTGGTGCTGGCGTGAGGTCGGTACGCATATCGTCGACGACCGCTTGGATGTCGCCAAACTCCAGTGCGTGTCCTTCGATATGCGCTTCGGTGATGGTCAGATACCGCGCGGTATGATAGATTTCGAAGCTCATGCCGTCGTGCGTGACCTTGAAGGCTTTGTCGATGGATGCGTTGCCAAGGAATCGCAGACCATGGCCAGACGGTGATACCTCGGCATAGGTGTGAAGAAGGCGACTACGATACACCGAAGCCGACGGCTTGACGATGGCATCGTCACCGTCGTACTCGATGCAATCGTCGATGTCGATGCCGACGATGCCGTCTCCGGTCAG